GTAATCCAATTCCAATTGGAGAAAAAGGAAAAAATAGAATAAATAAACTAATAGAGATGGAGACAAATGATGGGGAAAAAATTTGATTTTGAAGATATAACATTATTACCTAACTTTAGTTATGTGAGTAGTAGATCTGATTGTAATACATCGGTTAAGTTTGGGGGTTACAGATTTAAATTACCTGTAGTACCTGCAAATATGGAAAGTATTGTTGATGAGGAGTTGGCACGTAATTTAGCAAAAAATGGTTATTTTTATATCCTACATAGATTTGATGTTAACATCCCTGAATTTATATCAAATATGAAATCAGAAAATTTGGTAACATCAATATCGGTTGGGGTTAATGAAGATTCGTATGATTTAATTCATAAATTGGTTGGTAAAAATTTAATTCCTGAGTTTGTAACTATTGATATTGCGCATGGACATTCAATCAAAATGAAAAATATGGTTAAGTTCTTACGTAACAAATTACCTAACACATTTATCATTGGTGGTAATGTATGTACTGCGGCTGGTGTTATTGATCTTGAGGAATGGGGATGTGACGCGGTTAAAGTAGGAATTGCAGGTGGATCCGCTTGTACAACATATCACTCCACAGGTTTTGGTAATCGTGGGTGGCAAGCAAATATGATTAAGGATTGTTGTAAGGTTGCAAAAAAACCTATAATTGCCGATGGATCAATTAAAGAAAATTCGGACATTGTTAAAAGTTTGGTCTTGGGGGCGTCAATGGTGATGGTTGGTGGAATGTTATCAGGATATAAAGAATCACCAGGAAAACTTATCCAAGAAAATGATATTTGGTATAAAACATTTTGGGGTAGTGCATCATCATCCCAATCAGGTAAAACAAATAGAATTGAAGGAATAAAAAAATTAATACCTTTTAAAAATGAATCAATATTTGTTAAATTAACTGATATTGAAGAATCGTTACAAAGTGCTATATCCTACGCTGGTGGAAATCCTGCCACGTTGGATTCTTTCTTGTTCGTTGATTACGTCGTGGTAAAATAATTACAATTCTTTGATCTTAATGATCAAATCACCACTACCTCTTATCACTCTATGATATACTTCGGAGGGGATGGATATTCTGTCCCCTTCTTTTAATGTTATAGGTAGTTCATCATCCATTTGGAATTTCCAACCACTACCTTTTACAACCTCCACAATACGGTCTCTTTCATCTCGGTGCCATTGTAATTCGTGGTCATCAATATTCTTATCAAAAGTTCTCATCTTAATACCATCCTCAATAACTTCTTTGAATGGTAAATTAGATTCCTCAACTTTCCTATTTATATATTTCTTTTCCCAAGATAAAGTTTTTTCATAATTATCAATAGTTGATGTACTCCCCGCAGATATTCTAATATTCTTAAATTGTGGGAATATCGTTTTAATTAAATCTCTTAGTAATCTTGATTCCGCATTAATATAATTTGAAGATCCTTTTGAAAATGGTTCCTCAAATAATCCTGTTATTTTTATAACAACATCCCCATAATTATCCTCCCCTGACACTGCAACATATTTTGAGAAGTTAGTATCACTTATTTTACTTTTATATGACGAAAGGAATTTATTGATGATTTTATCAATATTTTCATAATATTCTTCACTATGTTCGCGTTTTCTGTCTTTATTTTCAGGGATTAATAATCTTACATTAGGTATTAACTCATTTTCATAACTTTTATATTGCTCTTTTGTTTTCACATTAACATCTAGATCCATTTCATTAATATAAGGTAATGCCGTTTTTAATTTGTTGAATAATTTCCTTGCATGTTTTCTTGAATTTCTATCTGCGGGGAGAGTTGTAAACTCATCAAAAATGTAAAATAAACTAAGTTCGTAATTTTTTGAGTATTGATTCCAAAAAATATAAGGATCAATTTTAACAAAATCGGCATTACTATCTGAGTATTCAAATGGATCATCTAACTCAATAATTTTTCTTATTGATGATTCTAGTTTATCAATTATTTTTTTATTTAATTTCATAAATCACCAATAACCTCCGTATGTTTTACCACCCCATAAATGACCATAACGATTAATTCTACACGCCCAATATCCTGCTTTGGTTCTGTCCTTCTTATCTTTACATTTATGACGTGCAGCAAAACTTCTTCTTGCTTCAGGGTTGGATACTTTCGCGGTTAGACCCCCGTGAACATCACCAAATGATATTTTCTTAATATTACCTGTTGATGGATTTTTAACATAAACTTTATATTTTTTACCTCCACCAGAGTTTCTCATAGGATAACCAACCTTAACTTTTTTACCTTGGTATTCCGCTTCATTTAATAATTCTTCTTCGGTCATTAAATAAGGACAATCCAATGATACGATTTCACCATTAGATAATTGTACCATCTTACCAAGATCAGTTTCAATCAACCATTGATCTTCTTTTGAAATTTTCAACTTACCCTCATTATGTAAGTCCCTTACTTCACATACCAAATTGAAGTAACTATCGGAATATGGTCTAAAAACATTTTCCGACAATGTGATGCCATTTTTAATGTGATAATCTAAGTTCTTAGATGTCTTGATATCCTCGGATAAAACTTTTTTTATAATTTGTTCAATATTATGCATGATGAATTATATTTATATTTATAAATACCTTAAAACTTATTGTTTATGTGATATTTATATTAAAAAGTTTTTTATTATGAAAAAATTTATTACAGAAAGAGAAATTAAAAATGCATTGCGTAGAGTCCTTCGTGAAGACGATGAAATGAAGGGAGCAAAAAAAGGTCAGGTAAAACCAAGATGTATTCCTGAAAATATTATTAAATTAGACGAAATCGTTGGGGACTCTGAAGAATTTTCAAGATATTCACCAGGGATCACAAAAAGACGCAATGGTGTCAATGGTATGGTAGATTCTTTAGGGATCTTGAACAATATTAGATTATTCAAAGACGTTAAGGATGGTGGAGAACATTTGGCATATGAAATGATGAACCATTTAAATAAATTCCGTAATAAGAACTATTACGATGAAACAAGTGGTGATTGTCATAAAGCAATGGATAAAATTCTTGAACTTTATAAAGAAAGTGAGCACGGATCTGAATTAGTTAAGGATATTGAGAAAATACTTAACCTTCAGGTTAGAGAAGATGAATTTACACCATCTCCAAGAACAAAAGAATATTTAAAACAATGTGTTAACCTTATTAAGGGGGTTTAAGATCTTTAATTAGGACCGTTATCGTTTCGGTAACATTTAAAAGGGATAATTCGCTACTATCCCTTTTTTTATGCTTAAAACGGAACATAATAATGGTAAAAATTATTAAGTAAATAGTTTTTAGTGTTTTTTTTGATATTTATATAAAAAATACAATTATGAAAAAGTTTTTTAACCAGTTATTTTGTGATAGTAACTCAATCAACGAAAAGTCAGTTGTTGGTTTTATCGCGTTCTTAATGATGTGTATGTTTGCGGTTGCAGACATTATTACAGGATTTTTAGGAAAACCATTAGTGGTGAATGAATTTATCTTTAATTCATTCTTAATTTTGGTTTTAGGATCGTTTGCTATTGGATCTGTTGATAAATTTATCAATAAAAAGCACGGATCAGACGAGGAAACTCCTGTAGAATAATCATTTTTTATTAATTCTTTATACTCCCCACCCAAAAGTGGGGTTTTTTTATATATTTACCTCAGAAACAATCGTTAAATTGTACATTGAGTCATTATATGAGAAGGTATTAGCAACCGAAACGATTGTTTTCATTTGACCAGGTAAAAGAGTTACCTGTTTTTTCCAAATACCTGTACTTAATTCTTTATAACTAAACAATATTGTTATAGAACTACAATTTTTTAATGTTATTTTTTTTCCTGCCATTGTCTTATTTATCAATAAATATCCGTATATTCGTATTATGAGAAAGAATAACACTAAACCCAAGGAACAAGTTAAGTATGATCGTACATTTGAATACGATGATTGTATTGTTGTGTGGAAATATGACAATTTTAAGTCAACTTCAGGGGCGTATGAGGTGGAAATTAAACCTAAAAAACCCCTAAAAAAGGTGTAAAATGACCTAAAATAGGGTGTTTTTACCCTTAAAATACGTTATTTTTTGATCTAAATTGGTGTATTTTACAATAAAAACACCTGTTTTTACATAAAAAAAGGGTAAAAATGATGTTTTTTATCACTTTTACCCTCTAAAATACCTAATTTTATCGTTTTTTATTGAAAAAATGGTTTAATTGTTCCATTTGTTTGGTTAAATCCCCCAAACCAAACGGTTTTTGGGTTGTTTTACCCATATTTTTAACCATATTAAACATTTCTTTACCAAAATTCTTCCACCATAGGTAAAAACCGATGAAAACAATCAATAAAACCGCCGAAAAGACGAATAAAGCTATTGCAAGTACCATAATTACTATTTTTACTAAAAATAAGGGTAATTTAGGTAAAAATCAACTTATTTAAGTAGATTATGGTATTTTTTGAAGTGTCCTATACGTTCTGTTAGTCCATGAGTACCTCCATTAACCCTTTTTGTTACTTTTGTGACGATTTCATCAGTAGATCCTTGATCACAGATAGTCCATAACTTATTTGAGTTAAAAAAGAATGCCGCAGACGCTAATGGGTACTTATTTGCAACTAAATCGGGGTTAGAAACACAATCTTCACCTATAAATTTGGTAAAACTAGCATAATTAACCTTACCTGTTAGTTGTATGTACCCTCTACCTCTAAAAGTATACCCTTCTTTGGTATTTTCATCACCATTTCCTAATCTACCACCATAAACACGGGATCCAATCTTCTCAGGTTGTTTTGCGTACGACTCAGATAGTGTTCCAGGGAAGTATTTACCAAAAATTACCTTCAATCTGTCTGAAGAGTAGTTTAAATTTTCCAAAACGGCTTTAAAATTACCTGATTCTTGGTGACATTGGGATAAAAAGTGTGCCAAACGTAAATTAGTCGTTATATTAAACTTTTTTGCGGTTTCAGGGATTTGATCAATCACTAAATCAGGTATATGACCTCTTAATCTTTCAACATTTAAGGTTTCAGTAACAACTTCCTTGATTTCCTTGGTAGTTCCGAACATTTTTGCCCAACTTTTATCACCGATTATACCATCTGCGGTTAATCCGTTCTTAGTTTGCCATTCTTTAACGGCTTTTTCAGTGCCAGGACCAAATGATCCGTCTGAAGTTAGTCCTAATTTGGTTTGAAGTTGTTTAACCTCCTCACCTTTTGATCCTACTTTTAATAACATTGTTGTTTTATTATTTATTGTTTATTTTCTGTTGCGTATTTAATACCCATAATGGTTCCCACTATAGAAAAAGCATTTGTTAGAAGTATCCCAAAGATATTAGACCAAGCCGAACTAATAACTTGAGTATCTTTACCCATAACAAGGGTAAAAACGTATACTCCTGTAGTTACAATACCCACACCCACAATAATGTACAATGCAACTCTA